GAGAAATTCAAGGGACTTATTTTCCAGATAGAAAGAGATGCCAACGCAATCGCACAGCAAACTCGTAGAGGAAAGGGTAATATGATCCTCTGCTCTGCAGACGTTGCTAGTGCCCTAACAATGGCAGGTGTATTGGATTACACTCCAGCACTTAATGCTAATCTCAACGTTGATGACACAGGCAATACATTTGCTGGTGTGCTTCAAGGTAAGTATAGAGTATACATCGATCCTTATGCTGCAAACGTTGCTGCTAATCAGTATTACGTTGCAGGTTATAAAGGTACATCACCTTATGACGCAGGATTGTTCTATTGCCCATATGTACCACTACAGATGGTTCGTGCAGTGGGAGAAAACACCTTCCAGCCAAAAATTGGCTTTAAGACTCGTTACGGAATCGTTGCTAACCCCTTCGCCCGTGGTGCTTCTCTCGATGATCCTGGTGTTATTGCACGTAATAGCAATAAGTACTATCGTCGTGTTAAAGTTACAAACCTTATGTAATTCATATTTTACATATTTTTCTAAGAGATCCTTGACGGATCTCTTTTTTTATGGTATGATTTATATGTAAACTGCTTACGAGCAAAAACATATGGAAAAAATTCCTAAGTATCTTACTAAAGAGATACTCAAATCTTTGACTCCGCAGGAAAAAAAAGCAATATCTCTACATCTTAAGGAGATGTGGGAAAAGATAACGCATAAGGTTCCTGGTTGGAGATTTTCTCATGTTGAGTGGGTTGAGTTAAGTAAAATCAACGATAAAGATGAACTTGGTCAAGTCATAAACACTATAAGGATTGGTGGAACAGGAGAAAACAAATTAGAAGGTCCTATCCAAAAAGGTTGGGATACTGACGAACCGTTAATTGCGGTTTGGGATGGTGAAATCACTGATTGTGATCTGTTAGATGCTTTCAATAGGTTGAGGGAATTGAAGCAGCAAGGATATACAGAATTACCAGTAGCATTCTATGTAAGAACAAATGCCACACAATGGCAATCAACTTGGGAAGATGCTGTTGAGGATTTCAGAGCTGTCGCCAACAAGGATAAAGGACAAAAACCTCTCACAAGAGATGAAATAATCAAACTTGTTGAAGAGCGTTTTGAGAAAAAAATATCTATGCACGTTAATTATGACGCATGGGATATTATAAAAACAGATATGACAGCATACCTTGGTAATTTAGATCTTAATCTAACACCAGAACAGATTAACGGAATCATTACAGTTTGTGTCAGAACATTCAAAAGAAGAGGTAATGTAGAATTCTATGATCGTAAAGATGCTGAAGAATACATTTCAAAGTTCCAAAAAATTTGGAATGATTCTTTTGAATCTGAAGGTGATAAGGACTTAGATTTTTCTTCAATTGATGCTTTCTTAGTCAACACGAAAGATAGCACTCGTTCTTTACGTTTGTGGAAGCAAATAATGGAACATTATGTAAAGCATGGAGAAGATGCTCCCATAGTTTCTTTTGATAGTGGAGCTACTTCACACAAAGAAATTGATGTAAACCTGAGACAAACTTTAGATGAAATTGAAGAACTTCAAAAGTTGACATTAGATTATTCAGCATCATATCATTATCACAAAGGTGTTGATTTTGTTCCTACTTGGAAAATAATAGGAAGTATCCCTCAAAAAATTAAAAAAAATACGAAAAGAATCTTTAACAAATTTAAAGGACTTGTAGATCCTTTCGTATAATTACTAAGACCCGCAAGGGTCTTTTTTTTGTCTAAATACAAATAAAAGTAGTATTACCATGAGACCCACTCCAAAAGAACACCATGAGGCACTTGACCGTCATGCTAGAATAGTAAGACATTTAATTGAGCACGGATATGCTGAAAATGAAGAATCTGCTGATAAAATTATTATGGGCATGAGTGAACAATGGTTTAATATTATTATTGACTAATGAAAGAATTTGATAAATTTATTGAAGAGGCAGCTACTAAGAGGTGTCCACCTGGCAAATATTATTGCCATACTGATAAAAAATGCAAAAAAATTCCTTACGGATATCATGTAGGTAGAGGAGGATATATTGAACCAGATAATGACAATGGTGAAAATGGTAAGAAAAATGGTTCCAATGGTAATGGAAATGGTAGCAATGGGAGTAATGGTTCTAGTTCTGGTTCTAACGGGTCTAGCGGTGGTGGCGGTGGAAACGGCTCTGGTGGTGGAGGAAACGGAGGTTAATAATGGCAACTAGAGGTGCATTTGTTAATCAAATACAAAATAGAAATTTTCTATCACCAATTGGATTTAAATTTACTTTATCAAAAGAACCTAAAGTAACTTTTTTTTCTAATTCTGCTAGAATACCTGAAATTGTACTAGGAACTGCAATACAACCAAGTTATTTAAAAGATGTTGATGTTCCTGGCGATAAATTACAATATGGTGATTTTGCATTGAGATTTTTAGTTGATGAGGATATGGTAAATTATATGAAAATACATAATTGGATGAGAGGTTTAGGATATCCAGAAACTACAAAAGAATATAAAGATTTAACAACTAACACTGAAGGAATAAGAGATACAGGAGAGGCATTCAGTGATGGTTCTTTACATATATTGAATAGTAATTATAGAGATATTGCTATTGTAAAATTTAATGATTTATTTCCTGTTACATTAACTTCATTAGATTTTGAAGCAACAGATACTGATGTCAACTACTTTACAGCAGAGGTAGTTTTCAAGTATACTGTATATAATATAGTTGCATCTGACGGACGTACTCGCTTATGAATCTTGAAAAAATTCAGGAGATGTGGCAGAAAGATTCTGTTATTGATCCTGATAATCTACATGATGAATCATTAAAAATTCCTCAATTACATTCCAAGTATTATACTGTCTATAATACAATTACTTTATTGCGTGAAAAAGCAAGAGACTCATACAATAGAGTAAAACTGGAAAGATATAATTACTACACAGGAAAGGCAGAACCTGAAGTATATGCCGAAGAACCATTTCCATATAAGGTTAGAGAAAAAGATGCAATACAAAGGCATCTAGAGGCAGATGAGAAACTTACACAGTTAGATCTTAAAATAAGATATTATGACACCACATTAAAATTTCTTGAAGATATAATTAAAAATATTTCTAATAGAACATTTCAAATTAAAAATGCAATAGAATGGAATAGATTTCAAGCAGGTATGTAGCTTGACAAAGGATGCTAAATATTTTCAAATGAACATTATTTTATGTCACATTTGGTTATATCAAAGAGAAATGAAGTAAATCTTCAAATATCTTCAGAAGAACATGTATATTATGAATTAGCGGATCAGTTTACTTTTGAAGTTCCTGGTGCAAAATTTTCACCTGCATATAAAAAGAAATTTTGGGATGGTAAGATAAGACTTTTTAATATCAATACCAAAGAAATATATATTGGATTATTAGATAGAGTAGTTCAATTTTGTAAAGATCATGAATATACTTATGAATTTTTAGAAAACAAATATTATGGAACTCCTTTTGAAGTTAATGAGAATATATCAAAAGAAGGAGTTAAAGATTATATGACAGCTATTTCTAGATATAAACCTAGAGATTATCAAATAGAGGGAGTATACGACGCTCTAAGGCATAATAGAAAGTTGTTGATATCCCCAACTGCATCAGGAAAGTCTCTGATGATATACTCGATTGTGAGATATTTTGTTGAGACAGGGAAAAATACTCTGATAGTTGTTCCGACGACTTCCCTAGTAGAGCAAATGTATAAAGACTTTGCGGATTATGGATGGGACGTTGGTTCATTTTGTCACAAGATATACGCAGGTAAAGAAAGAGAGACGGACTCTCAAGTCATTATTACTACTTGGCAATCAATTTACAAACTCCCCAGAAAATATTTTGAGAGATTCTCTGTAGTAGTTGGGGATGAAGCTCACCAATTTAAATCAAAGTCACTTATATCTATAATGACTAAACTTCATAATGCTAAGTATCGTTACGGATTTACAGGAACTCTTGATGGAACGCAAACACATAAGTGGGTATTAGAAGGATTATTTGGCCCTTCTTATAAAATTATTAAGACTGACGAACTCATGAAGAAAGGTCATGTTGCTACGTTGGATATTAACGTGCTTCTATTGAAACACCCACCAAATAAATTTGAAAATTTTGAAGAAGAAGTTCAATATATTATTACTCATAATCGTAGAAATAACTTTATTAAAAATCTTGCTTTAGATTTAAAAGGTAATACACTTATACTTTTTGCTAGAGTAGAGGGTCATGGATTGCCTCTATACGAATTGATAAATAAAAATAAGTCACCTAATCAAAAAGTCTTTTTTGTTCACGGTGGTGTTGATGCTCAAGAAAGAGAGCAAGTTAGAGAAATTACTGAGAGGGAGGAAAATGCAATTATTATTGCGTCGTATGGGACTTTTAGTACTGGTATTAATATTAAGCGATTATATAACGTCATCTTCGCGTCGCCATCCAAATCTAGAATACGAAATCTTCAGTCAATAGGAAGAGTTCTAAGGAAAGGTAACAAAAAGACCAGTGCAACTTTATATGACATTGCTGATGATATCAGTTATAAGTCACGTAGAAACTATACACTCAATCATTTGATTGAGAGAATTAAAGTCTACAATGAAGAGAATTTTAATTATGATATAGTAAACATACCACTAAAAAATTAATGGATTTAATCTACATGGAAGAAGAATTTCACGCTATAATTAAATTGGTATCTGGAGAGGAAATTTTTGCTCTTGTGATGGTAGAGAATGCTGACGATGAAGATCCTCTATTAGTACTACAAAATCCTTTAGTGATGTATATGCATAATTCTGGTCGCAGTCAATATATTAAAGTAAAACCTTGGTTAGACTTAACTGATGAAGATATCTATATGATAAGACTAAGCAAAGTCATTACAATGACTGAAAGTAAAAATGAAAGATTAATTGCTATATACGATAATTTTATTGATGAAGAAATTAAAGGTGAACCCGTACAAAAATATCAAGCATCAGGAAAAATTAAACCAGATTCTAAAATGGGTTATATTTCAAATGTAAAAGATGCCCGAAAAAAACTAGAGGCTGACTATAACCTTAAAAAAGATTCGAAAGAAAGCTAATCTGTCCCTTCGAACCTCTACAAAGGTTATTGTACATACTTTTGACCACCTTGTCAAGAGCTTGACTTTGTGTTATAATATATCTAACCGTAATAAGGAGTACAGATGTAATGCCTAGAAAAAAGACGGAACACTATGTAAACAACAAAGAGTTGCTAGAAGCAATGATTGTTTATAGAGGTAAAGTTGCTATTGCAAGAGAAAAATTTATTAAGAAGCATAAGCAAGATCCTCCTAAGTCAGGCCCATGGGATGGTAAACCACCTATTCCAAATTATTTGGGTGAGTGTTTCTTAAAGATAGCAACACACCTTTCATATAAACCAAACTTTGTAAACTACATGTTTCGTGAGGACATGATATCAGATGGAATCGAAAATTGCGTTCAGTACATACATAACTTTGATCCTGAGAAATCCAAAAATCCTTTTGCTTACTTTACGCAGATTATACATTATGCGTTTCTCAGAAGAATACAAAAAGAGAAAAAACAATTAGATATTAAAACAAAGATTATTGAAAAGACAGGATTTGATGAAGTTATGATGGTTGATGATACTGCTCTTACAGGTAGTAGTTCTGATTATAACTCTATTAAAGATCAAATACAGTATAGGAATAGGTGATGGAAAACTTTTGGGGAGTTGTTAGTTGCATTTATTGTATCATACTATTTTACTTATATTTTACTAAGAAAACAACTTAAGAATGAAACTTGCTATTATAACAGATACTCATTACGGGGCTAGAAAGGGTTCTAAGCACCTTCATGACTATTTTGAGATGTTTTATCGTGATATCTTTTTCCCTTCCTTAGAAGAGCATAAGATAGACACTGTGATTCATATGGGTGATATATTTGATAGCCGTAAAGCGATTGATCTGCAAAGTTTGGAATGGTCTAAAAAAG